TATTACATCAAAGCTACTTCCAAAGGCTAAAGACTTTTGAGTGGCAATATCCAATTGAGTATTAACTTCCATCAAAGCCTCTAATCCTGTGCCTTCTATTTGTATTCCTTCGAACTTAAAGTCTTGCGAAAACATACCGTTTAAGTCGGTGTTCGCTGCTTTAAATTCTACCGGAACCACTACTGATTCACGCCCTATCAGATTATCAATAGCTGTCTGCAGCTTCTGAACAAATCCTGATGTGGCACTAAAACCAGATTCTATTAATGAAGAAATACCAGTTTCCAGTACGGTTAATTTCTCTCTAACTAAATCAAAGCTGTTCCCAAAAGCAATACTTTTTTCAGTAGCTATTCCTAGTTGAACATTGACATTATCTAATATTCCACCGCCAATTTTTGATAGCTCGTTATTTATTTTTTCTATACCACCTTTAACTGTTTCAGTAGTGCCTGAAATAGCTGTTTTAAGCTCCTCTTTTACACCTGTGAACAAATCCAAAACAGACTGCCTCATTTTATCCTCAGCATCTTTAAATGTGACGTTAGGAGTAATAGCTAAGGTCTGATTGATCTGGTTCTGGTAATTCTTAGCCTGTTGGATTGCCTTATCAAACCCAAGGTCAATATCAAACTTCTCCCCGAAGGATTGAATGCTTTCAAACATCGAAAGGATAGCATTATTAACATATCCTTTAACTTCTAAGAAAGCTCTTTTGAAAGCTATCGCGAATAAATCAGCAGCTTTAACGATTCCGTAAATAGCGGCACTCAAAGCAGCGATCAGAGAAACAATGGCTATAATAGGTAATGCTGCAGCAACAAAAGAAGCAATAACAGGCGCTATACTTGCCTTAAATACCGCAAACCCGGCTACTACGGAAGGTATGGCAACCAAAAGAGATCCGATAACCAACAATAATGGGCCAATAGCAGCAGCCAGTCCGGCAACTACATAAATGGTTGTTTTTATTGGCGCTGGAAGAGCTATAAATGCGTTAGTTGCACGTTCTACCAAGTCGGCTATTTTGCTTATTACCCCTTCGATATTGAATGCTCTGTTTAAATCTTCTCCGATTGATCCTAAAGCGTTTCGCATAGAATCGCCCATATTCTCAAAGGCATTATTAATACCTCCGGCTACAGGTGGGAGTTTTCCTAATCCGGTTAGAATTGTATCAACTACCTGTTGTGATGTGATACCTAATTTAGCTAATTCATCACTTCGCGCGGTCCCGAATGCTTCTTTTAAAAGCGGTGTAATCTGGGGAATTGCATCTTTTAGGATGTTCAAATCTTCCCCTAAAGGGAAGTCTGTATTAGCTAATTGCTGAAGTCCATAGATAGCCCGCTCAAACTCTACCCTACCCTTTCCAACTGTAGCAACAGCGTTTCCAAATACTTGTAGTGATTGCTCAGCTTTTTCAGCACTAAAGCCGATAGTTTGAAGATTAATAGAACCTTTAACAGCCTCATTTAATCCTAGTCCTGGAAGTTTAGCTACTTTTCTAAGTCTTTCAAACTGTTTCCCAGCCTCTTCGCTTGAACCTGTAACCGCCTCGAGGCCTAGTTTAAGCGCCTGAATATCTCCGTAAGTCTTAAGTGAGGCAGCCCCTAAAGCAACTATAGGAGCTGTAACCCCTATGGTTAATCCGGTTCCTACACTCTGCATCCCTTCCCCTAATCGGGATATTCCGCTAAGATTGTTTTTTGTATCGTTGAATTTATCCGCAAGACTATTAAGACTAGAGTTAGCCCTTGCGACGTTTGATTTTGCGCTTTCAGATAGTTGTTTGAAAGACCTATCAACGGAAGCTGTTAGATTTGAAGCACTTGATTTTAAGTTATTTCCGACCTGATTAAATTTAGCACCAACAGCATCTAAACCCCTGTTAAAATCGGCTAAATCGGCTCCTATTTTAACGTTTAAAGCTGCTATGTTCATATTACTTTTTTAATCGTTGTTGGACTTTCTTTAATCGCTCTAAGTGCTGTTGTTTTTCATCTCCTTTAAGGATCATAGCCTTTCCAGACTGTAGGGTTTGTTGAGCATCCCAGGGGAAATTGAACAGGTCGGTAGGCTTAAGGGTGTTCTTCTTAATTTGATTTTGAATAGATTTCACTATATAAAATCCCATCTGTCTATCAAACTCTAATCTATCCCGCCTTTCTTCCTCCCATCCTTTAACCGCGTTCTCAAACTCCTTTGGCGACATATTGTAGAACTCGCCTACACTTAGCCTTAGTTTTCCAAATGCAAGTTGCTCGATGCGATCCCAGAAGTCGCCCCCGTCTCCAGAGGCTTCTGCTTTCCCTCTTCCCCGTTGATTTTATTCGTAAGAGCTTGGATGTCTTCCTGAACCTTTGAAAATAATTCAAACTGTTCGTCTAAGATATCTTCCATCTGCTCAATCTTAAAAGGAAAGTCAACAGCGTTTTTTTCGATAGACCAACCAGAATACAACCCCCAGTAAAGAGCATGCTCTACGCTTTCAATTCCTAGGTTACCGTCCTTGCTTAGGGAACTGATGTTTTTTAAAGCCCTATAACTTAATTTATAGGGGTACTTTTCACCTCTTATCTCTACAAACTCCATATTAAGCTCTTGTACTTGTTACTAATGGTCCTCTTCCGTTCAATGTCGCGTCCCATGTTGCACCTTCTCCCATGTTACCGTTGAAAGTAGTTGACATTACAACCGCGTTACCGCTTAGGTATCTGTCACCTGTCACTGTTGCAGTTCCATCATAGGTGGTGATCTCGATTGCAAGAGTGGTTCCGTCAATAAGATTTTCCAGTATCTCATAGAAGCCTGTATTTGTGGAATCAGCGATAAATACCGCATTAATTGAAAGGCTCCATCTTTTGTTTCCTAATAGCGTGTCACCCCAATTACCGTCACCTTTACAAGAGACGTCTATTTCGTCACCATCAACGGTAAGGGAGAACCCGCTTTCGCATTCTACGACCTCGCCACCTATTAATATTCTTAGGGTTTCACCTGTAATTTTTCCTACTGTTGCCATCTTTTTTTATTTTATGCTAATGTAAAAGGTAAAGTATAGGTGAAACCACCTACTGATATTGTTATTTGTTGCACGTATACACGTACTCTTATTAGTTTTCTGACTGTATAATTATTAGGCTCTAATGTTTCTAAGTAATTAGAATTATCGAGCCTTACAGCGTATATCTTAAACCCTTCTAAGACCGGGAAATAGTACCTGACTATTACAGCTTCCGTTATTTGGTTACTGATCATATCAGCATCTTTCTTACCTCCGCCTTTCTTGTATCTCGTCACTACATCAAAAAGAATCGTAGTGTCAAGACTGTAGCATCCTTTACTAGATTCGTCTGTAGCCGTCTGCTCAGATATTACCACATAGTGTCCTTTTTCCTCCGGCGGAACCCGATCATAAACCGGAATATTTACCCCGTTTAAGCTTAAGTTTCCATTAAGGAGGTTAAAATATGCCTTCCTTATTTCGTATCCGGGATCTTTCACGCCTTCGCTTTATCTGATCTTAATATTGCCTCTGCTTTTTCTAAAAATACTTTTCTTTCCTGATCCCAGGCCGGGTATAAAAACGGCTGCGCTTTGGTTCCGGGATGGTTTACTTTCTTGCCAAACATCTTCTTACCATCGCTCAAAGCTTTCTTATTTTTTACCCTGATCACGTGAGGCGCTGTTCCAAACTCTACATGAGGTGCGTAATGAACATTTGTTCCTACATCCGCACCAAACCCATTGTTTGTAGGCTCTACATTTATGCTATTCCTCAATATCCCATGATCAACCGGGCATTTCTCTTTGGCCCCTTTTTGAATCGCATAAGCAGAATATAGAACCTGCTTTTTTATCTCTCTTTGTGTTTCTTCCTTATAGGTTTTAATGGCATTTAGCGCCTTTTGAATTTCCTTTTCCGGTATAGAAACTTTAATCATCCTTCTTTACAGATTTTGCTAATTCTTTTTTAGGCTTCTCAGCTTTTTTAAGGCGAAATAATAGCTCGGCTTCATACTTACCGACTATGATTTCATCACCTTTTTTATGCTTGAGGTAATTTTCTTTTAATTTGATCTTTTGCATTATATTTGAGTTTGTACGTACTTTTTAACTCCCTCTATTCCATGCTTCTGAAATACCCGCTTTAGCCTCTCAAAATGATTTACCTTATGATTGATAGGAACCGAAATAGTATAATTATATCCTTCAACCACAGGCTGATTGCACAAATACAAATCTTCAGCACTTATAGGGTGATTTTCAACCCCTACAGGCGTCCATTGAACAGGCAGCTTTTCAGCTAAATTTTGTAGGCTTTTTTTAATATCCGGTTTCATTTCCGCTTGCTATTACTTCAAAATATTTACCTCTTGCGTCTGAATCTTTGACCGAATGAATTACTAATGTTTGGCCTTTCCATTCAAAGAACATATCATTGTTTAACTCTGGCAAGGATTGAACCCTTAAGTATACCATGAAGGCCCTGTTTCCAACTATTAACCCATGCTCTAAGGCTCTTTGCTCGTTCATTGGAATAACCTTGCACCATATAGGTTTAATGTCCTCACGCTCTTCTATTTGCTCTCCGGCGTCCCCCTCAGTAAGGTTGATCTTGAATACTGTGATCCTATCCCTCAGATTCATAAGTACATTATATAAGACCTCAGAATATCTTTAGCCTCGCGAGTTATTTTAGTTGTGCTTACAGCTATTCCTTCGGTTCCGGTTACCTCATTGCCTCGAATGTCATAAGAAGAGAACACAGTCTTTAAAATGGCCTCTTTGTAGGCTTCTTCTACTTCTGCAACTGGCAAGCCTGCTACATAAGTGACCTGTATACCCTCGTTTGGCCTTTCGCAGTAGTATGTAAAATACTCATTAATTGTAAGCAGATTTTCACGAAACGAATAATCTGTTATAGCCGTAATCGCTCCGTCCCTAGCTATCCTATTAACCGATACTATACTTTGAACCGGACCACTTGGCAGCCTTACAATATGAAAATCATCGGTCAGCCTCAAAGTCCTTTCTAAAATGCTACTGTTTGTGAATTTCTCCGCCCAATTATATGCTGACTTAATCAACATAGTAATGATAGCGTCATCCTCAGTGTAATCCACCTTCAACCATGCTTTAGCCTCGTCTAATGAGACCAAGGTTAATGGATCGGCAGGAGTTACAACAGTTATCATTTAGTGGCTTTAGAATCTTTGTTTTCTTTGGTGGTCTTTTCGGATTTATCCTCTTTCTTGTACTTTTCAGCTACACCACCATCAATTAAAATCTGAGCCTGACGAGTGGTTACTTCTTCCGAATCACCTTTCTTTTTGCCTTCCCAGGCCTTTGTATATGTTACTTTTTGCATAGTAGTAAGGGGGATTTTACTCCCCCGTTTATATTAAGGTGCTGCTGTCAATACCGCTGCAGCATCCGCAAACGCATCATAAATAAATGCTCCTGGAATG